GATCCGCCCAGAAGGGCAGACTCTGGCAGAGATCCGCGCCGAGGATGATAGCTTAAACCAGCAGGGTGAGGTGCAGGACTGGATGGGTCGATCCACAGAGATTCTGGATAGTCATATCCGAAATCCTTTGGCACGTTTCAGACAGGCCACTGGTGAGGTTGATCTTGATCTTGTGGTTATGGGCACTGGTATTTTGTATGCCGGTCTTGCTCAGTCCCAACAGAATCTTATTTTTCAGTCTGTCCATCTTAAAGACGGGTTCCCCATGTTTGATGATGAGGGCAATCCACACGGTCTTTATAGAACTAAGAAGATGTTCATATGGCAAGCTGAAATCAAGTTTGGGAGAAATAAACTTTCTAAAGAAGTACAAGAAAAGATTGCTAACAACAATTCTGATGACAAAATAGATTTGCTGTACTGGGTGGGGAACAGAGAGAATCAAATTCTCGACAACCCTATTTTTTCCAAGGACTTCCCAATCGAAGAGATCTGGATGGAGACCCAAAGCAAGCACATCATCCACGAGGGTGGTTTTCACGAATTCCCTTTTGTCATACCACGATGGGACACCTCTTCGGGAGAAGAGTACGGTCGTTCACCGGGTATGATTGCACTACCAGACAGTAATACCCTGCAAGCTATGGGTGAGACCATTCTGGTGGCAGGACAGCGACTAGCTGATCCTCCAATTATGGCACCTAACGACGGCGCCTTCCAAGAAGTTATGACTTACCCCGGAGGGATAAGTTACTACGACGTGGAGACTGCGGCATCGGTAGGTGGCAATCCATTCTTTCCTATGATCTCTGGTAATAACTTACCTGTTACGAGAGACATGCAGACGGATATTAGAAATCAGGTATCATCTGCGTTTTTCAGAAATATACTGAACTTGCCACAAGGCGGGCCACAGATGACAGCTACAGAGATCATCCAGCGTAAGGATGAGTTCATCCGAGAAGTTGGGCCTGTATTCGGGCGCTTCCAGACTGACTATAATGAGCCAATGGTTGACAGAGCTTTCAGACTGCTATTCAGAGAGAACGCTTTTGGTGAAGTACCGGAGATACTATCCGGGCAGAACATTAAGTTCCAGTTCGATCTGCCCGTGGATAAGATTAAGAAACAAGTCCAATCTGCTGCCGCTTCCGAGTGGGCGATGCAGGTGATGCAGATGGCTCAAGTATCCCCAGAGGCTAAGCATCTGGTTAACGTTGACGCACTAGCCCGGTTTAAGGCTGATGCAGCTTCTCTACCACATGAGATCCTCAATACCAAGGAAGAGGTACAAGAGAAACTTCAGGCAGAGCAACAACAACTTCAACAGATGCAGCAACTTCAAGCCGCTGATATGCAAGCCGGTATCGTTGGCAAAGGTGCCAAGGCCGCGAAAGATGCGGGTCTTATACAAGATCCTAACAAACAACCCGATCAAGGAGTTCCAGCTTAATAGGAGATTAATGGGAAAGACAAGTAGCACGGAGTCAGCAAATGTCAAATCACGGTACTGTAGAAAGTGCGATGCAAAATTTAAGTTTCAGTGTGTTTGCCCAAATCACACCGCCATGTCTTGGCAGATGAAGAATGTTTTTCACAGTGGCAAAAGACACAAGGGAAAAGATGCTTGGGATAAACTTCATGCAGAAGAACTTTAACTAAAGGAGACACTCAGATGCCAGAAGGAGTAGGTTACGGATCTAATAAGAAGAAGAAAAAGGATACAAAGAGGAAGCGTCCAGATAAGAAGAACCCTCCACCGAAGTCTGAGATCAGAAGTCTGAGTAAGAAAAAAGATAAAGATGATGCTATAAGAACCCGGACGTTCAATAAGAACAAAAAAGATAACCCTATCATAAATGCTATCAACGACGACACCCAAGCAAAAAATGCGGGTAATTCGGCTGCGGACGGAAATAAGGGTGGGTTTTTCATGGGAGTTAAAGTTGGAGAAAAGAAATCTCGCAAAGGTAGATTAGACGAAGCAGTAAAACGCTCTAAGACCCTAAAAAACGCACGAAGCTGGATTAAATTTATGAAACGGACGCGGGATAAAGATAAAAAGGAAAGTGATGCAGATAAGAAAAAAGCAGGGAGCGAAAAATGAGCAAAGTCTATAACCAGCCCCCCATGCGAGATGGTGACTTCTTTAACCAAGTCGGACTTGGTGGAGGTTCACGGACTTTTAAATCAAAAGCCCCCTCCAGAAAAGAAGTAGAAAAAAGAGACAAGAAGAACTCAGAGGAAGCTAAAAAGAGAAAGAAGAAGAAGAACAAAGTTAAAACTAGAAAAAGGTATCCAAAATAGATGGCAACAAAAGGGAAAACTAAGGCGATTGAGATAACTGATGATCTAATGCTATTCGAAAGGGTGTCGAAGTATACATCCCAAATAGAACGGTACCAAGATTTTAGGGAAGTATTTCTATCTACGCCACAAGGAGAAAGAGTTCTCCGAGAGATTCTCGGTATGGGCTACGTCCTGAATGATACTACTAAGTTTAATAAGTATGGCGTGGATGAAAGTGCTACGCTTATTTCAACGGGGGAGAGGAAATTAGCTCTCGCTATCCACAAGATAGCAACTGTAGAACCCCCTCCTCCACCACCAATAAAACAAAATACGAGGCGCAAATAAATTATGGTAGAAGCAACTGAAGAAGCAACTGAAGACACTACTGAAGCAACCGAAGAAACAGAAGCCACTGAAGAAGTATCCGAGGATACTGATAGTGAATCTAACGAAGACTTAGCAGATGTTGACTGGAGATCATCCATTCAGGATGCTGATCTTAGAAAACATGCCGAACGTTTTACGACTCCCGAAGCACTGGTCAAAGCTAATCTGGACTACCGGAAGAAGGAAGGTAAGTCAGTAACACGACTGTCTGAAGACTCTTCTGATAAAGATGTAGACGCTTACCGGGAAGCTCTTGGTGTCCCTAAAGACGTGGACGGGTATGAGTTCCCCCTACAGGAAGGTCAAGAACGCACAGATTCCATGATGGACTCTGAGGACACTTGGTCTAATCTGTTCTTAGATAATAACGTTCCTAAAGAGACGGCTGACGTTTTGGTATCAGCTTTTAGAGACGAGATTATGAAGATACAGGGAATGTCAGCAGAAGCGGATGACAAGTATGCCGCAGATGCAACAGCAGCCCTTAAATCCGAGTGGAAGGACGATTACGATAAGAACCTCATCTTTGCCGCTCGAGCCAGTGAAAAGCTCCTTGGTGACGACTACGAGGACGCTCGTTTCATGGAAGATAAATCAGGCCGGTACTTACTCGACAATCCTATCATGGCTAAAATGTTCGCCACTTTGGGCAGACAGATGGGCGAAGGAAATTTAGGAAGCGTCGTAACGGATGGAGAACGTGACACCTTGATGCAGAAAGCTAATGACTTTAGGCAAAAGTCGAAGGACTCTCTCGCTAAAGGTAACACGTCAGAAGCTAACAAGTTTGCTGCGAAGGAACTGGAAGTTCTTACCGTGTTAAATGGTAGTGATCCAGTTGTCGGGACAGACGGGAGACAATTTTAAATGAGTCATCAGAAGAGCGGTACTTTCACGGAAGACGGGAGAGTCTTTGTAGTCAACACTGCTGGGTATAGTTCGGGAAGAGGCGCACTTAGCGCCACCCGATCAAAGAAGAATCGTAAAAACCCAAAGCCTAAGAGCTTCCCTAATACAGAGGATGGCTTTATTGCGGCGGAAAACGAATCTCGACGACGCTCTTCTGAGACTGATGATGTAAGGCAGAAAAATTCTGAGGGCAGGAAGGGAGCGGCTAACTTTAGCCGTGTCCCTCACCATAATAAGCATCTTTCCAAAGGGGACGAAAAAGAAGCCCGAAAAAAGTATCGGAAGCGCCAGAAGGAAAGAGCGGAAAAAGAAAAGAAGGAAGATAAAAAAAGTTGACAGAATAGGCTTATGTTTGGTATCATTATAGTTTAGATGGACTCCCTTAATCGGCCCCATCACATAGCAGGATACATTACCAATGCCCCATTATGGTTATAGAGACCGGCCTCTTCGCAGACTTCCCGGTTTAAAGACCTCTTATGGCTTCCAGCGGGATGTAAGTTTAATTTTTTTACTACTCTCACATGGAGGCTTAAATGTCTACCTCAATTAACAATGCGTTTATCACTCAATACGAGCGAGACGTACATGATGTATTTCAGCGAGATGGTTCAGTGCTTAAACCCACAGTCCGTTTCAAATCTGATGTAGTTGGATCTGTTGCAACCTTTCAAAAAATCGGAAAAGGTACCGCTACCACAAAAGCTCGACACGGTACTATCACTCCGATGAACCAAACTCACACCGCAGTTTCTACCACGCTGGCTGATTTCTATGCTGGTGACTGGGTAGATAAACTCGACGAAGCCAAGATCAACATTGACGAGCGTATGGCTATTGCTCGTGGTGGTGCTAAAGCTCTCGGTCGTAAAGTAGATAGTCAATTGATGACTATTCTCGATTCAACCTCTCAAACAACAGTAACCATAACAGTTACTACTTCTGCTCAAGTTCGTAACGGACTTCTCGACATGATCGAAGCCATGATCGTTAATGACGCTTATGAGCCGGGTAACATGTATGGTGTTATGTCCCCCCATTTATGGGCGGCTGCTTCTACCATTACAGAGTTCGCCAGTTCCGACTATATCGGCGGTGACGGACTCCCTTTCAACACTGGAGCACCCGTAGGGATGTTCAAACGTTGGGGTCAAGTTCTTTGGACGGTACATTCAGGAGTCCCGAACGTCGGCACTTCTACTTCCAAAGTCTTCATCTGGAATAAAGATGCTGTTGGATACGCGGCTGGTAAAACTCCTGCAAATCTGGCTGGTGCCGGTAAAGAATCATCTGTCGGCGCAGACATCACTTGGCATGGCGACCGTGCGGCTCACTTTGTGAACCACGCGATGTCCGGCTCTGCCGTATTAATTGATGATGCTGGTGTTATTGAGGGAACCCTCAACGATACAACGGCAATCCCAGTCACTTAATTTTTCGGGGGCTTTTATTAGCCCCCGGATCTTTTTACTTTTTACAGAGGACTTTATCATGGCATATGTACCGGGAAATTTAGTCCAGCTTAATGACGGGAATGGCTACGCCACTTACCGTTATGACAGTCTGGAAGCCCATACTCTCGTGGACATCGACGGTTATTTTAACAACGCCGACGATGACCTGAATCTTAAAGCAGGGGATATTATTCTCGTAGTGGACTGGGCAACCGCCGTTCGCACGGGAACCATCTCTACATGGGGTTGGCTCATGGTTATGGCGGTTAGTGCCGCTGGTGTTGTTGATCTAGCTGAAGCATTGGCTGGCGTAGTAACCAACACTGACTAACTGATTTCTGGTAACGAAGTTCGCTTCGTTACCAGATTTTATATCTACCAAAACAGGAGAACTGCATGATTAAGGCGAGAACTAACAACCT